AGGCAAAATTAAGTAAGCCAATTAAAAAAGATAAAAAATCAGAATTAAATATTCGTGTTAAATTAGATTATTAATTACACGTATTTTAGCCCTGTTATATTTATTATAAAATAACAGAGTTTATATGTCAGATATCACGGAATATACTGGTGAATCAGTAAAAGCTTTTAAAAAAGTAAATCCTACTGATTTAAAATTTACTCCAATGCAATTAAACAAAACGTTTTATATGTATTCTGGAAGTACTTCGTTATATACACCATTAAACGCATATTATATAGAAAACATACCAGAAAATAATTTAAATTGGGGTGAACAAAATTTAAATGGTACTTATAAATCGATTATTTATAAATCATTACAACAATTATTTTATGGTAATACATTTGATTCAGATTTATTTTTATATAAAACATCATCAATTTTTAGTATCCCTCAAAAGAAAATGGGGCAAAAAATTAAAAATAATTCATTTACATATAACAGTGCATCTTTAAGTTTAAAATCAAATCGTTCTGGAAAAATATATGATGAAAATATAAGTACTGGTTCATTTCCTGACACATTAAAATTTTATGAAGGATTTAATAAATATTTTACATTATCAAATATAACATATGAATCACAAAATATTAGTTATATTGATGGAGTAAACACAAGTAATGGAAGTCAAGAACCTATAGGATTATCGGCATTATTTTCTGGAAATGGATATATATCTTCTAGTTTAGAAGGAATATATGACAAACAACACGATTACTCAATATCTTTTTTTATATCAGGAACTAATAATACAAATAATGATCAATTAATATTAACAAAAGCAGATCAAATAAGCAGATTTCCATGTCCATTTAATGTAGAACTTAGTGGTAGTAATGAAGTTAAATTTAGTATACGTGGAAATAATACAAATAATATTGCATTAATTACCTCATCTGCAGACGTTTCATCATCTTGGACCCATGTTGTTTGTCAAAAAACCGGTAGTGATATTGAAATGTATATTAATGGAACTAAACATGCTTCTGGAAGTTTTGATTTTCTTCGTGATAATTTAAATACATATATAAATTCTCCATCGTTTATTCATAACAATTATCATTTAAGTATAGGGGGCTATAACACAAATAGTTACAATCTACAAGGATATCTAGATGAAATTAGAATTTATAATAGATCGTTATCACAATTGGAGATAAGCACTTTATCGGACCGTAGCGAGGGTGGAGGATTATTACAAACAAACATTGTTGGAAATGTATTTGCTGAACAAGGATTTATTGTCATATCAACTCCAGATTATAGATATAATAATTTATTATCTACAAAGTATACTGCTAGTTACCAAAGTACAATTACATCATATGAAATGTCGACATTATGTCGTGTAGATGCAGGTGACTTTAATGTTACTAATAATCATAGTGCACATAATGACTCAAATACTCAATATTTAAATTATCTAACCGGAAGTGATTTTTTTCCATATATAACATCTATAGGATTATATAGTTCTACCGGAGAATTATTAGCTATTGGAAAATTAGGACAACCAATAAAAAAACGAGCGGATGTTGATATGAATTTCTTAGTTAGATTAGATTTAGATATTAGACCTATAAAATCTGGATCTAGTTTAAATAGTATAAATCAAAATCTTAATATAAATAATTCCAGAGCAGTTGGAGGATTATCATATTGATTAAATTAAAAAATATATTAAAAGAAATATCAGAAATCGAAGCTGATAGATTATTAAATAAAATTAAAAACAAAGAATATTCATTTCTTGCTCAAGGTGATAATGGAAAAGTATATGCAATAAATGGAGAAGATTTATTATTTAAAATAACTACAGAACCAGATGAAAAAGCAGTTGCTGATGTTATTGTAGGAAGAGCAGAACAATTCAATTCATTTATTCCTGTACATTATTCAGATCCAAAAAGTAGTATGTATATAATGAATAAAGCAAATCCATTATCTCCAAAAGAACAAGAAGAAATAACAAGATTTTATAATGGTTATAAAAATTTTTTAAGACAAGCTGGACCAGATGCATCCATATTTGATTATTTAGATACAGAAGAAACAAGATCTTATTCTGTAACTTTAATTAATTTTATGAGAGCATTACAGCAACATGTAAGAAAAACAAATATAGGCGATTTACATTTATCATTAGATTTCAAACCAGATAATATTATGAAATGGAATGGTAATTTAGTAATGATCGACTGGTAAAAGGAAGTTATGAAAAATCATTGGCACTCTAATAATAAACAACGCCAAGCGGCGTACAAGTATGGATATAGATCTGGATTAGAATTAAAAGTTGCAGATCAAATTAAAGAAGCAAAATATCCAGTAAATTATGAAAAAGAAACATTACATTATATTGTTCCTCAAAAAAATTCAAAATACACACCAGATTTTCTTTTTATGAAAAAGAATGGAAATATAATGTATATTGAAACAAAAGGAAGATGGACTAGTACCGATCGACAAAAAATGAAACACGTATTAAATTCAAATCCAGAAATAGATTTAAGAATAGTATTTCAGAATCCAAATCAAAAAATATCCAAAGGATCAAAAACAACATATGAAATGTATGCAAATAAATTAGGTATACAATATGTTGCAAAAAAAGAGATACCAAACGAATGGTTACAAGAATGTTGTAAAGAAGGAGAAGATCCAAAGATTTTAAATAATTGGTTGGATAATTGAAAAATAATCATTATTTTTTTAATGTAAGTTAATAAAAAGATGAAATCGTTTAATGTAATGTATATTATTAAATGATGATTCGTTAGACCGATATATTGTGTCTAACCAATATTATATAATACCAATCCTTTTGATCTTTCAGTAAATTTTCTTATAATAATTTATATGAAGAATTTAAAACTACTTCAATTATTAGAATCTGTTCTAGGTAAAGGTAAGCCAACGTCTGGTAATAACGTTGCATTCTTTTCCCCATTTACATCTCATTATAAACCTAAGTTAGAAATAGATATAAATACTAACTCAGAAGGACAAAATCCATGGCATTGTTGGATATCAGATAAAAAAGGAAGATCGATACATTCATTATTTAAACAATTACAATTACCAAAATCAAAATTTGATAAATTAAAAAAAATAATTGAAGTAACAAGATATAGAAATAATACTATAGAAAAAGTTGAATATTCATTAAAATTACCAGACGAATATCAGCCATTATGGATTGAAAAGAAAACACCAGATTATAAAAATGCTATACATTATTTAAAAACTAGAGGTATAAATATATTTGATATTATTCGATATAGAATTGGATATGCAGAATCTGGTCAATATTCTGGAAAAATAATTATTCCTAGTTATGATTCTAACGGACAGTTAAATTATTTTATATCTAGAGCATATTATAAAAATGATCCACATAAACATAAAAATCCACAAACATCAAAAGATATAATTGGATTTGAAATGTTAATTAATTGGAATGAACCAATTATATTATGTGAAGGAGCATTTGATGCAATTACTATAAAAAGAAATGCAATTCCATTATTTGGAAAAATCATACAATCAACATTACAAAAAAAGATTATAGAAGAACATGTAAAAGACATTTATATATGTTTAGATCCAGATGCATTAAATAATGCTATAGAAATTTCTAAAAAATTCATGGCAGAAGGATTAAATGTATATTTTGTAGAATTACAAGATCTAGATCCAAACGAATTAGGGTATAAAAAAATAACTGAAAAAATACAAGACACTTATAAATTTTCATTTGAAAGAATGATGGAGTTAAAAATGGACTCATTATGGAAATAACACAATTAAAAACAGATATTACTAGTATTGATAAAATATTTCATGTTTCTGATATTCATATTCGTACATTGAAACGACATCGAGAATATCAAGAAGTATTTGATAATTTATTTTTATATATTGCACAACATGCAACAAATCAAAGTATTTGTATTATAACTGGAGATATAGTACATTCTAAATTAGATATGTCACCAGAGTTAATTAACATGTTAACAAAATTTTTTAATGGATTTCATATTCCTACAATTGTAATATTAGGTAATCATGATATGAATTTAAATAATTTATATAGATTAGATGCAATATCTCCAATATTA